GGTAAGGATGCTAAACAAAATCAACTAAAAAATAGAGTATCCAGACTTGCCGATATTGATTCCGATTTAGATAAGGAACGGAGGAAGCAAGGGGGTGAGAAAGCAACTACAATCATAGGGAGAGGAAAGGAGCATCATCATTTAACTAAAATATCAGATTCCGCTAAAGAGTTTAAAGGATTAACCCCAGAACAAAGAAAAGAAAAAAGAGAGAAAGATGCTAAAGCAGGAAAATTTCATGGAAGCGATCCAAGAAACATAGCACAAACAGATGGACCAGAAGGTGGGACTGGTATTCCCCATAGAGGAGAAGGTGGATATCATTCCAGGCAAAAAGCAGTTGGAAAGGGCGGCAGTATCCAAGATTTTGGTAGTGAAAAAGAAATCGTTGCTGTAAAGAAAGGTATAGAAAGAAGAGGTTATAGCGAATTCGAAAAACTTGCCAGAGAAAAAGGAATAGAAACTCCAAAGATGCAAAGACAAAGAGAATTGAGAGCAAGAATGTCTGCCGCTTATGATAAAAAAGTTGATGACACGATGAATTCGTAACATTAGGTTTGTAAATGTGAAATAAATACTCATAACTGATACTTTATGAATGTCTCATTTGGTGATATCAAAGAAGAATGAGGTTTATCTGCAAATAGAGGCAGAACCTCATATCTACTATGAGTTGAAAGATACGTTTCAATTTGAAGTTCCAAACGCAAAGTTTTCCCCCGCTTATAAGAATAAGTGGTGGGATGGATTCATTTATCTGTTCAGTATTGACACGAAAGAAATCTATGTTGGTCTTTTAGACCGGGTAATTCAGTTCTGTAAGGACCACAATTATACTTACGAATTCACGAATAATAAGTTTTATGGTCTTCCTTTTGAGATAAATGAGAGCATCTCAAAGGAAGGTGTAAAGGATTATATGACCTCAATTAGTAGACACGCCCCACGCGATTATCAAATTGAGGGAGTATACGACGCCTTAAGACATAATCGTAAATTATTGATATCTCCAACTGCTTCGGGAAAGTCATTGATGATATATTCTCTTGTGAGATACTACGTTGAGAAGCAGCAAAATATTCTCGTAGTTGTTCCGACGACTTCCCTTGTAGAACAAATGTATAAAGATTTTGCAGATTATGGATGGGATGTTGGTTCATACTGCCACAAAATCTATGCGGGAAAAGAAAGAGAAACTGATTCTCAAGTCATTATTACTACTTGGCAGTCTATTTACAAACTTCCCAAACAGTATTTTTCCAGATTTAATGTCGTCGTAGGAGATGAGGCACACCAGTTTAAATCCAAGTCATTAATATCTATAATGACTAAACTTTGTGATGCCAAATACCGCTTTGGATTCACCGGAACACTTGATGGGTCTCAAACTCATAAGTGGGTTTTGGAAGGTTTATTTGGACCTTCATATAAGATTATTAAGACAGATGAACTGATGCAGAAAGGTCATCTTGCTAAATTAGATATTAAAGTTCTACTACTGAAGCATCCTCCTCACAGATTTGAAGTATTTGAGGATGAGGTTCAGTATATTATTACTCATCAAAAAAGAAATAACTTTATTAAAAATCTTGCTCTTGACTTGAAGGGAAATACTCTTGTTCTTTTTGCCAGAGTAGAAGGGCATGGGCAACCACTTTACGAACTCATAAATAATAGCAAAACTGACAATAGACACGTATTCTTTGTTCATGGAGGGGTTGCTACTGAAGAACGAGAATTAGTTAGGGAAATTACCGAAAGAGAGAATAATGCAATCATCGTTGCTTCCTATGGCACTTTTTCTACTGGTGTCAATATCAGAAATCTTCATAATGTTATATTTGCTTCACCTAGTAAATCAAGGATACGAAATCTCCAATCCATCGGAAGAGTCCTGCGAAAAGGAGAAAACAAAGTAAAGGCAACTCTATATGATATTGCCGATGATATTAGTTACAAATCAAGAAAAAATTATACACTCAATCACCTTATTGAAAGAATCAAGATTTATAATGAAGAAAACTTTAATTACGATATTGTAAATATACCACTTAAGGATTAATATGGGAGAAGAGTTTTACTGTATTTTAAAATTAGTATCAAGTGAAGAGATTCTATCACTTATTATGATAGATGAGAATGATGGCGATCCAATTATTATTCTACAAAATCCAGTACTTATGAAACCCGTAACAACCTCTACCGGTGATTCTTATGTGAAGATTAAACCTTGGATAGAAATGTCTAGTGATGATATGTTCCTAATTAAACTCGATAAAGTCATTACGATGACCGAAACAAAGGACACTAAATTAATTCAGTTATATGAACACTATGTAAGTGATGATTCAATAGAAGTATATAAACCGGCTGGAGAAGTCAAACCTTCATCAACTATGGGTTATGTATCTTCGGTAGAGGAAGCAAGAAAGAATTTGGAGAATCTCTATAAAGATAATAAAGAAAGCTAAGACTTATCTTCAACGGGGACAAACCTAGTCTATACGGTTTTTCAATACTTGTCAAGCCCTTGCGGTATGTGCTATAATAATTACAACTTATACTAAAAGTTCGATGCTATGCCTAAAAAGAAATCAGAACATTATGTAAACAATAAAGAGTTATTAGAATCTCTTATTGTTTATAGATCTAAAGTAGATAAGGCAGCACAGAAGTATTTTGAGAAGTATGATAAGTATCCCCCTAAGTCTGGTGCTTGGGAAGGAAAACCTAGAATTCCAGATTATATTGGAGAATGCTTCTTGAAGATTGCCACTCACCTTTCATATAAACCCAATTTTGTAAATTATATGTTCCGTGAGGATATGTGCTCCGATGGAATAGAGAATTGTGTTCAGTACATTCATAATTTCAATCCAGAAAGGTCTCAGAATCCTTTTGCTTATTTCACTCAGATTATTCACTATGCCTTTTTGAGAAGAATTCAGAAAGAAAAGAAGCAACTGGAAATCAAGACAAAAATTATTGAAAGAACCGGTTATGATGAGGTTATGACAATTGATGACGGAGTGCTTTCTGGGAACAATAGTGAATACAACAGTATGAAAGACGCCATCCAGTACAGAAACGGAAACCGATGATTTTTAGATATTATTTTTATAAATAGTATCGTGGTAATAAAAAAATAGAATGAATATTCTTTATAAAATAACATATCTTCCTCATCTAAAAAATCAAACTCCCCCTTATTATTATGTTGGATCGAAATACAACTATGGTAAAAAATATTTCGGATCTCCGTCATCCAAACAAAAAGATTGGTATAGTGGAGACCTTACTATTTGTAAATGGTGGAAAGAAAAAATAAAAAATAATATAGATGATTTTTATTTTGAAATAATATCAGAATATGGTGAAATATCTCCTAAGCAATTAGTTGAGGAGGAGAAAAAAATTCATATGGAATTAGATGTTAAAAATAGTAAAGAATATTTTAATAAATCTGTAGCAACTTCTGGGTGGGTATCTGTTCCAAGAACAGATAATACAAAGAAAAAAATAAGTGAGATTACCAAAAATTATTGGGATCAAAATAGTCAAAAAGCATTAGAAAGAAGGAAAGAATTGAGTGAAAGAAATAAAAAAATAAAATCTAAAGAATTAAAAGAAAAATGGAAAAATCCAACTGATAAAATGTTGGATAATTATGAAAGATTTGTCAATATGGCAAAAAACCAAAAAAGGGGGAAGGATAAATCTAAAAGAAAACAAAGGACCACCCAAAAAGTTTTTTGTTGTGGTATAATATACGAAGATGCCGTTGAAGCAAGTAAAGTCGTCGGCATAAATCCAGTCAATATTCGTCGCAGATGTAGATTAGAACAATATACCGATTGGTATTATTTGGAATAAAATTATGAAAGTTGCAATTTTAACAGACACCCACTGGAGCGCCCGCAAAGCTTCAAGAAATCTTCACGACTATTTTCAATTGTTTTACGATAATGTTTTCTTCCCTGCTCTAGAAGAACACGGGGTAGAGACTGTAATTCATATGGGTGATGCCTTTGATAATCGTAAAAGTATCGATTTCTGGGGTCTTGATTGGACTAAAAAAGTAGTATTAGAACCTCTTAGAAAGTACCAAGTCCATATGATTGTGGGTAATCACGATATTTTTCTTCGTAATTCTACTGAAATTAATGCTCCAGAACTACTCCTAAAAGATTACTCAAACATAAAGACTTATAGTTCCCCAACGAATACAAAGGTTTGTGGAATTGATATGA